ACTAGCCGTCCACACAATGATTGCCTGACGGGCTTGGTTGGACGCTAGTGTGGTAGTTGAGAGCGTAACATCCGCATCCGCAGTTAGCGTGGTCGTGCCCGCAATCGCCGTATCAAGCAGTGAAGTGATTGAATCATTAACGACATCACCCCACGTACCGTCAAGTTCTCCGGTAATCGGTAAGGCTAGACCTAGTAGAGATGTTGCTTGCGTAGTCATTGTTTACTCCGATTAAGCCGCGTAGGTACCGTTGTTAGTTGGGTTCAAACGACGCGCAGTCCAGATACTTCCAGCCAACGGCGTAAGCGTACCGGCTGATTGTGTAACTTGTATTCGAAGGCTAGTGCCTGTACCGTTAACCAATTGAATTCTAAACCGCGCATAATGATTAACTGCCGTGGTCAATGAGCCTGTAACAAATGAGTAGGCCGCTGTTGAGTTAACTGCTTGGCCTTCCAGCATGGTCGCTGTACCGGGCGGCGCAACGATACCTGTGATTGGCGACATCTCGTAATAAATATTCTGAGAGGTTGGTGCAGCGGAGTTAGTCAGCGTCCATGTAACCGTGCCAGCGGTTGTCTTTAAGAAGTACGCCGTAATCTCAATCTCGTACAGCGCATTAGCAACCAACGCAATATTTGAAGTTGTACCAAAGTAGTTAGCAATAGCCGCAGCAATAGCCCCGCCGTTAGCCGCTAATTTAAATTGGTTGTATAAACCTACCGAGCTACGGCCAGTCGTTGTGTCTAAAGTGCCGTATATGTTTACGCCATCAAACTCAATAGCACCAGCAGCAGAGGAGGTTAGGTTTGTACCTGCCGTTAAAGCAATAGGTGAAACTAAAGTTGTACCTGCGGTTGGCGTAATTGAACTGGCTACAACATTACCCGCTGTCGCTGTGATGTTACCTAATGTTGCTGTAAGCGTAGTTGCGGAAGTAATGCTACCCGCTGTTGTTGAAATATTGCCCGCTGTTGCTACTATGTTACCCGTTGTAGCGGTAATGCCCCCAGAGGCCGAAGTAATCGCGCCACAACCTATAGCGTTAGCCCCCGCTACGATTGGCAATGCTAATGTTAGATTAGAAGCATTAAGCTGCATCTTGTACGCGCCTTTGACCTGATTAAAGCCGCCGACGTACCACTGATGCGCGTTAGCCGAACCTGTGCTTGAGGTTGCGTAAACCATGTTGCCTGTGAAAGACGCGTTTAATGCCGAAGCAAATAAGTAAGTCTCATTAAAACCAGTAACAGTATATGCCGCGTCATTAAACGTAGAGCTTGTATACCCAAAGTTACCCCAACCAGCCGCATCCGTACTATTATTTGTATATACAAAATAGTTGGCAGAAGCGCTTGTTCCAGAGTTGGCGTTGTAAATGTAATTTTGAATGTGGTCGTTTACACTACCTGTGCCAGCAATAGCTGGGTTTGTTACCGCCAGTAAAGCCGCAGTACCTACCCGTAGAGTTGTACCGTTGTATGACAAATTAACGTTGTTGGCAAAAGGGTTTGCTCCATCGCCATAAGGAATGAAGTTAGCTTGTAATGTAGCCAAACCTGTACCGCCAGAAGATACTGGGGTAAGTGCGGCGTTATCCGCAATGATATTTAACCCGTCCGCATAGACTGCTCTCTCGGCAGGGTAGGTAACGAACACATCTTTACTACCCGATGTGAATGGCGTCAAAACTCCAGCAAAACCCGTCAACAGCGTAACCGCCGTGTACGTTGCGCTAGCTCCTGCGTAGGTAAGTATTGATCCGCCTGCTGTTAAAACTGTTTTGCCTGTACCTTGTGCGTCAAGCGTGACCGTACCAGTGCCAGTACCGGAGCCTGTGGCCGTAAAGCTAACACCTACCGTATTTGATGCCGCGCCAATTGCTACAAAGTTGGTAGTCCCAACCGTCAGAATAGTAACCGTTGCGCCAGAAACTAACGCCGTGGCGTCGGCAACAGCGTTAACAGTAATTACTTGCCCAGCCGTTATGCCGTGCGCCGCAGCCGTATTAACAGTAACCGTAGTGGTTGCTTGGCTGATGGACGAAATTGCTGCAATGGAAGATAAGCTGGAAGACGATAAAACCGTATCTCTAGCCACACTTGTACCTACCAGTGTGTACGTACCAATACCCACTTCCCATTCATTAGCTACTTGGCTGACAATGGCGTAGTACGTGGTGTTGGCGTTGCCGATAACCGAGAATGCCTGATAGCCGGGGAATGTGCCAGTAAGCGTAACCGGCCCTGTTCCTACCGTATTGGTGTTCTCTTTTACGCGATCTTTAATAATTAAAGCCATTTTGCACCTTTTATGGGTTAACTATTGTCTGCCAGTTTGGATCAGGCGGCGTTTGCGTCGTATCAATCACTGTCCAAATGGCTGTCAAAGTTGATGATTCTGTATCCGCTATAGACATCGTTTCAATTACTAGTGCTGGTAACTGTGCAATAACACTCTGCGCTTCAGCTATTACACCAATGTTCTCACTAATGCTAACCAAAAAAGCCTCCCCGGAGGCAGTAGAAAAAGGTGCAGCAGCAAATGCGGCGTTAGCAAACATGATTAGGTGATTGTTGCAGTGTAGGTTATCAGCAGAATATCTGTAGCTACAACAGTTCTGGTAGATGCGAAATCGCCAGCGGAGAACAAGATGCCTGTCGTATTGCCCGGCACCGTAGTACCACCAAGGACAATAAAGCAGCCCGCCACCGTAGCCGAACCTGTCATCGTAAAGTTTGTAGTCGTAGAAGTTGTCTTGGAGCCGCCTGCTGCCGTAGCAAACACAGGAGCTACCCGTGCAGCAATCGCCGTAATCTCCGCCCACGCAGCGTGAGAAGTCATGGTATCCCCCACAACGGCTGTACCCACACCCTTCAAACCCATCAGCACAACACCAGCACCAGCGTTACCTAAGATGGAGTTCAAGGTCGCGTTCTTGCCAACAGTCGTAACCAAGTTCTCAATATCGTCTTCCCACTTAACCTTGCCCGCAGCGTCTGTGCAGACCACATGGTAGTAGCCGTTAATGGTCATTTGTTCGATAAGCATTTATTGCTCCTAATAGCTACTGCGAATTAACGCTGTTGTCGAAGTGTTCGCAGGCATCGTAATCGTAAATGTGGTCGTTGACGTTTTGTCTGATCCAAAGTCCAGCACAGCAATAGATTTGTTACCTTGGCTGGAGTTGTAAATTAACGCGCCGCGAGCAGTAAGAGCAGACGTAAATGATACATTAGCAAAATTTACATAGGCCGTAGTGCCGGATGTGTTAACCGTAATGCCCGTCATAACTGCACCGCCAGCCGTGTAGCCTGACGCTACCACTTCATTAGTCGCGCTATAAATAAGTGTATCCGCATCCAGATTAGCAAAAGCCGTGTACAGCGCGATCTTAATCACATCCGTGTCTAAGTCATGTACCCCCTGATATAGCTCGGCTTTGAAGCTGGTGGTCTGTGTTTGCGAGATCATTTAACTGGAATCCTAACTTGACCATCACGGTACGCATCCATACGTTGCTTGCCATCACCCAGATTTTTAAGCAACTCAAGTGCTTGCATGTACATTGTCTGGTAAACATTGATAAGGTCAGGCTCACCCTTCATAAAGCGAATAGCCTCAACAAGAGCGCCGTTTAGCAATGCAGAATCAAAGTTATCGCCAAGCCATGTCGTACCAGCGGTGACAATTGACTCCGGGTAGTAGTAATAGTGCAGTTCTAGTTTGTAGGCACTGTTCGGCGTAGGTCCAAGAATGAACGACAGTTCGTTTACCGCCGTAGATTGCGGGCCAAAGATTGCGTAATACTCTGGCAAACCTGTATCTGCCGGCGTTGGGTAGGACTCACGAATAAAGTTAACATCCTTGTTCAACAAGAATGTGTAGTTCTCCGTAGCCAATCCGTAATTCTCAATAACCGCTAAAGAGTACGTAGACAGGAAGTCGCCGGGGCAAGACACATACTTATTGTTTACCGTTAACGTACCCGTTACGTTCTTACGTAGGTTGGCAAGCTGAACAGTGTTGTAAATCTTTTGTTCAGCTTGCTCAGTGAACAGTGCGTACTCATCCGCTGTGAACTCGTTTTCACAAACGTCCGCAATATTCGCAACAAGTTCAGCGTAATTCATGGTTATGCCATCGGGCCACGAGCAATCGTGCCTTTAGTAGCGCAGCCATTACCACGGGTTTTGATGCCCGTTGTCTTAGGCTCTTTGTATGCGTCGCGGCTGATGTTACCAACGGACATGTCCACATCATTAGCAGTCAACCGACTTCCGCCTTGATAGCCATTGTTTTTAAGGCTTACACCGGCTTTACCATCCATAGTATGGGGCTCTGCATAAACTTCAGCAGAACCGACTTCTTTACCCATTAGTTTTTGCGAGAACTTAGCCATTATCGACCTCTTGCGCCAGATTTTTGATTGGCAACTTTAGCCAGACCGCGACCTAGTTGTTTCATTTGAATATTAGTCTTGCCGCCTTTGGCCATCTTAGTCATAGGCTTGCCGGGGTGCATTGCTGCTTCATGCTTGTGCACGGCTCCAGCCATCATCTTCTTGTCTTGTTTCAAATCCGCTTTGTCCATTTTAAACTCCTATGTCGTCGTGATCGTTACTATGCCAACTGGGCTTTGGGCCACTAAGTAGTTGGGTGTTAAAACTTCATCAAACCCACTTGCACCGCCCACTGGTGCCCAACCCCACTGAAACACCCTACTACCGCCGCTAGGATCACCGCTGGCATCTTCCGAACTGCCCGGTGTCTGCGTTAACTGCAAACCTGTATAGCCTGCCTGATAATAACTCAGGTCCGGCCGTGGGTCACGTATACCTTGTGGGTCACTAACAGGGTACATACCCAAAGACAACTGCGGCTGATCTGGGTCCCAGCAAGAAGGGCACACCAGTAAGTTATACGC